TACAATAGATATTGATAATGCTACTCAAGAACTTGATGAAATGGTACTTGAACTAAATAAGCTTCAAGATGATAAAACGAGCTTATCTGAAGAATTTCAATATAGCTCAGCTATGTTGGAGATGTTGAGAGACACGGGTATTAAAACTAAAATAATAAAGCAGTATTTACCTATAATTAATAAGTTTGTAAATCAATACCTTCAAGTCTTAGATTTCTTTGTTCACTTTGATCTCGATGAAAACTTTCAAGAAACTATAAAGTCTAGACATAGAGACGCATTCTCTTATGACTCATTTTCTGAAGGAGAAAAACAAAGAATCGATCTTTCATTACTGTTTTCTTGGAGGCAGATAGCCAAGATGAAAAACTCAATATCAACTAACCTATTAGTACTTGATGAGACTTTTGATTCAAGCTTAGATCATGATGGAGTAGAAAATCTTCTTAAGATACTATATACGCTGACTAATGACACCAACGTCTTCGTAATATCACATAAGAGAGAAGTCCTGGATGATAAGTTTGAAAACAAAATAGAATTTACTAAAGAGAAAAATTTTAGTAAAATACTTAATTAACTGTTTACATTAATTAAGATTTATGATATAATGAAAAAATATGAAAAATTAAGGATATTAAATTATGGAACTTAGTTCAAAAACTGAAGCATTCCTTGCAAATTTTGCTAAGATTAATCAAAATATGCTCTTTTTGGAAGGTAATACTATTAAGACTATGTCAGAAGCTAGGAACGTCTTAGCTTCAGCTAATATTGAAGAAAGTATACCAAAGGAGTTTGGTATATACGACCTAAATGAATTTTTACGTGTTATAGCTCTGGTTAATCCAAAGCCTAGCTTAAAATTCGAAGATGATAATATTTTATTTAGAGACTCATCTGGCAGAATGAAAGTTAAATATTTCTACTCATCAAAGGAAAGCCTAACCTATCCTAATAAAGATATAGTTATGCCTGAACCCGATGTCTCGTTTGTTTTGGAAGATTCCACTTTCAATAAGATTAAGAATGCTGCCAGCGCTCTTGGTCATACTGAAATGTCAATAGGAGGTAGTAAAGAAGTACTGACTCTTTCTGTTGCGGATAATCAAAATGCGACTTCAAATAAGTTTTCAATTGATGTGGATGGAACGTCTAAATCTGATAACTTTAACTTCGTTATAAATATACCGAACATGAAAATTCTTCCTGGTGATTATGAAGTAAGTATATCATCAAAATTAATTTCAAACTTTAAACATAAAGAATATGATTTGCAATATTGGATTGCATTAGAAAAAACTTCAACTTATGAGTAATAATATGAAAAAAGAAATTAATCCTATTTTAAAATCTTTTTATGATTTTTTAGAAACAGTTGGTGAAGGTACTAACTGGGACTTAGATTATGGTAAATTAGTTATCATAGCGCTTTTAATTTACATTGCCTTTTTTAAAACTTATGGAGTATAATATGGCTGATAAAGAAATGAAAAATGTAACACCTGAACCCTCAGAAAATACTGAGAATAGTCAGGAAAAAGAACTTATTGATATGGCTAACAGGTCATCAAGAAGTACAATTGCAGTAATAGATGCTGTAACACAAAGAGGTGGGTTCAAAGGTGAAGAACTTACCACAATTGGTCAACTAAGAGATCAGTGTATCTCTATCGTACAAATGTATGAATCTTTGAACCAATCTTAAAATGATTAATTTATATTATGAAAGGACTTTATGTCTAGTGATTTCCTATGGGTCGAAAAGTATCGGCCACAAGTTATAGAAGATGTTATATTACCAGAAAATCTTTCAGAACAATTTAAGCACTTAGTTGATTCCAAAGAACTTCCTAATATGTTATTTACTGGTAGCGCCGGTACAGGTAAAACTACAGTTGCTAAAGCCTTATGTAAAGAACTTGGACTCGACTATATTCTAATTAATGCCTCAGAAGAAGGTAATATTGACACTTTAAGAAATAAAATAAAACAATTTGCTTCATCAATATCGCTTCAAGGTGGATATAAAGTCGTAATACTCGATGAAGCTGATTATCTTAATGCGCAATCTACTCAACCTGCGCTTAGAGGATTCATTGAAGAATTCTCTAATAATTGTAGATTTATACTAACCTGTAATTTTAAGAACAGGATAATTACTCCGCTTCATTCTAGATGCAGTGTTTACGAATTTAACACTTCTAAAAAAGATATGGCTAAATTAGCTTCATTTTTCATGAAAAGGTTGATAAATATTTTAAACAAGGAGCACGTGAAGTATGATGAAAAAAGTTTAGCGGATTTAATTATGAAATATGCTCCAGATTGGAGAAGAATCATAAATGAATCTCAACGACTTTCGCACAAAGGCATACACACTTCTAGCAATAGCGGCAATATTAGTTCTGATGTATATAGTGATTTATTCTTAAACTTAAAAAATAAAGATTTCAAAAAGATGAGATCTTGGGTGGTCAACAATATAGATGTTGATGCCGTTGCCATATTCAGAGGAATCTATGATAGAATGCAAGATCATATATCTCCCCAGTCTATACCGCAGCTCGTTCTATTGCTCGCAGATTATCAATATAAAAACGCGTTTGTTGCCGATCACGAACTAAATGTTGTTGCATGTCTTACTGAAATCATGGCCAACGTGGAGTTTGAAAAATGAACCCGTTTGAGTATGTAAATGCTATTAACTATATCAAGAAAGATATTATGGTTGATGATATCGCAGAAAAGGCATATAACTCTTTTCTGGTTAACAGAAGCTTATCTTACTTTCAAGATACTATATTAATGGCTAATGAGATGAATAAAAATCATCATATCGATAATCGTTTACAATTTGATTTTCTTATAAATATAGTTAGGAAAAGAAAAAGATTTTCCAAATGGTTTAAAAATACAGTTGAAAAAGATGTTGAAGTGGTCAAAGAATATTATGGCTATAATAATCAAAAAGCTCACCAAGCTTTGGCTCTTCTTACACCAGAACAAATTGTAACGTTAAGAAAAAAGGTGAATAAGGGTGGAAGAAAATAGCATTATAGAGTGGAATCCATCAGAGATGTTAGAAGTCGTTTTGAACGAACCAGACGACTTTTTAAAAGTTAGAGAAACATTAACACGTATAGGTGTTGCATCAAGAAAAGACAAAAAGTTATATCAATCTTGTCATATATTACACAAACAAGGTCGGTATTTTATCGTACATTTTAAAGAGCTCTTTTTACTTGATGGAAAAAAATCAAATTTAGAAGTCAATGATGTTGCTAGAAGAAACACGATAGCTCAACTTATGAGTGATTGGGGTTTGCTAACGGTTGAAAACAAAGAAAAGATGAAACCTCTAGCTCCATTAAGACAGATAAAAATAATCTCATTCAAAGAAAAAAATGAATGGGAATTATGTCCTAAGTATAATATAGGAAATAAATAATATATATAGTAATAGGATGCCAATAACTGGGTCCTAATTTTTAACCTTGCTAAGTCAATAGGAGGAAAATATGACTGGTACTTTTATGTTCCCAAGGAACGCTTTTTTAGGTTTCGACCACATTTTCGATGAACTCGAAAGTATAACTAATCACGCTAAAGACACTTATCCACCACATAACGTAATTAAGTATGAAGAATTGAATTACGATATTGAGCTTGCTGTCGCAGGATTCAAGCAAGAAGATATATCGATTGAACTCAAAGAACACGTACTAACTATTAAAGGTGAAAGAGGTCCTAGACGTGATCAAGATTTATATGTCCATAAAGGCATTTCAGGTCGAAAATTCTTAAAGTCGTTTAGGTTGTCAGAGTACGCCGAAGTCAGTGGAGCGGATCTAACGGATGGAATTCTTACTGTCAGTATAGAAGTAGTTCTCCCAGAAGAGAAGCGTCCCCAACAGATAAAAATAACATCTAACGGGGTAACCAATGACAAAAAGAAATCGAAATTTCTTGCTGGGTAGCATATTATTTTTCTTAAGTAATAGTTACGGTGCTATAAAACCTATAGTACGAAAAATGCAAGAAGTACAAATGTACAGAGCTCAACGAGAGATTGCAAAATCTCTTAAGAGAAATGAGTATAGACATGAAAGTCTAGCTTACTTAGAATATTCTTTAAATAATTTAAAAAGAAATAAAGGTCGAATACTCACATAAAAAATGTATATATAGTAGTGCTGGAACAATAAAATTCTGGCACTACTGGAGAATTATTATGAATATTGATACACTCAGAAAAGAACTAGAAATAGATGAAGGAGTAAAGCATGAAATTTACTTGGATCATCTCGGCCTGCCTACTTTTGGTATTGGCCATCTTATCACAAAGTCAGATGAAGAGTATGGAGAAGACGTTGGAACACCTGTATCCGATGATCGAGTTAAAGAATGCTTTGAATCTGATGTCAAACAGGTCATAAAAGATTGTCAAATATTATATGATGACTTCAATGATCTACCCGAAGAAGCTCAATTAATTATTGCAAATATGATGTTTAATATGGGACGTCCTCGTCTTTCCAAATTTAAAGGAATGAAACGAGGAGTTGATGCTAGAGATTGGAATCAAGCTGCTGATGAAATGGTAGATTCTAGATGGTATAAACAAGTCACGAACAGAGCAAATAGATTAGTTGAGAGAATGCGCGCATTAGCTTAATGCCGCATCCAAGAAAAAACAGACCACCTGCTGGAAGACGTAAAATCGGTTCTGCAAAAAGAAGAAATAGAAATAAGAGAAAAAATCGTTAAAACATATAAATATAGATACGTTTAACAACAAGGAGGATTTCTTATGGAAATCTTAGAAAAAATAAAAAGTTGGGCATCTAGTTTAGCGGAAGCTGGCGTCAGCCTAATTGGTTTAGGGATCGTATTAGAAATTTTATTCAGTGGTATGAACGTTCCCTTCTGGCCAGACATCCACGTCATAGATAATATTCTAGGACTAGTATCAACTTTCAGTGATCAAGGTCTTGTTGGACTAGTTGCTATAGCGGTGCTATGGCACATTTGGAATAAGAAGTAAAACTTCATCGGGGAGATTTCACATCTCCCCTTTTTTAATCTTAAAGGAAAAAATATATGTATGAATACCGTTGTAAATTAATTAAAGTTATTGATGGTGATACTATGGACATAGACATTGACTTAGGTTTCGGTGTCTGGTTAAAAGGCGAAAGAGTGCGACTATACGGTATTGACACTCCTGAATCTAGAACAAGAGATTTAGAGGAAAAGAGATACGGGTTAGCAGCAAAAGCTTTCGCTACTAAATTTTTGGATGATGAGTGGTTAGTCTTAAAAACCAAAGAGTATGACGCTAAGGGTAAATTTGGCAGGATACTCGGTGAACTATGGCGTACCACCGACTTCGCTGATAAATCGCTAAATGATTACATGATAGAAAAACATCATGCAGTTAAATACTATGGGCAGTCTAAAGAAGAAATAGCAGAAAGACATATTGACAATAGAAGATTTGTAATTAGAGAATTTTTGCCTGAAAAAGTTGAATAGAATATTATATTATGATTGAATTAAACCCGGCGGAGTAG